TAACTACGCCACCTTTGTTATAGCTATCGCTTTTACTCCAGTCTATTCCTTCTTGTATGGCGCGTCTTCTACGTGTTAGTCCAGGCATTATTTTCTCCTAAAAATATTTAGTTACTTTTCTGCGACTTTCCATAACCTTTCCGCAGCCCACAGCAATTTTAGTTTTAATTGGTTTCTTGGGGGACGCTTTCGTTGGTTTCTTAGTCATTGCTCCTAGTTNTGCGGTGCTTCGTAATATTTTAAGAATTCACCCCAAACCGTGTATTCATTACCAGCGTCTGCCGTAGAAGGTATAACCAAAAGGACATCACCCGTATAACCGGATGCTTCTGTNTTTATCAAACCACCAATATCACTGAAGTTAAAGAAATTGTCATAAGACAAGGTTAAAAAAGTAACGTCTGTCGTTGCCTCCCAATCTAGGGAAGCCGGTGCATCAGGGGAACCACTCACGGTGTACCAAATTTTATTTAGTGCAACGTGTGTGCATGAATTACCGTTTGTAGTCGATTTTTCAAGNGCAGAAACATCAACTAATGTTGTGCTACTGGCATTTCCATCTGAATATATAGAACAATACGTAACTAATTTTTTATCAAAGTCATACTGAATAGTTGGTCCTGTGACTGAATTAGCCATAAGTTACCTCCTATTAAGCGTCAGCAAATGGTGTTACTAAAGTTCCTGATCCTAATAATTGGGCCGTAACATGATATTTAGCACTCGCCATAGCAGTTACAATAACAATACTACCTACTAATCCGCCTTTCGTTGTACCATTTTGAGTAATAACATCATTAGATGAAGCAGAAATAAAAGTCTTACCGGCTGCACTGTCATCAAGACCAGTGTATGCGCCACCTACAAACTTATCCGTACCATCCGTTAAGATGTCCATGTCTGTGGCTGCTGTCACTACTATAAAAGTAAATTGAGCGCCTAGGTTGCATAGTTGATTGGGATCTGTCTTATCTGTAGGTTCTGTAACCACAATACTGGGTAAAGTAAATTTACCATCGGCATCATTAGTTATTAGTACCTTCCCGGCATGACTAGCTACAGTAATTGTAGTGTCAGCGGTTAAACTTACAACAGAGTTATAGCCTGCATTAATAAACCCAGCAAGGGANCTTACCGGACCTGAAAAAGTTGATTTAGCCATTTTATTCTCCTAACTAAAACTGTTATACCATCTTGGAGTAAGTCTGCCGAGCCAGTTGATATAACAAATTATCTCGGAATGATTTGAGTATAGCAGAAAATTTTTGAAAGTGTCTAGAAACAAGGTGCCGGGTTGAGTAAGAAACCCCCGGCGGGGTTCCATAGTTTTGTACTAGCCTTACGCTCCAGGGCTGCCGAATACACAACGGGGGTCAGACCACCCGAATGAGTATCTCTCGCGAGCCTTGTACCTAACATTACCGGTATCAAAATCAGCTTCCATCGAAGTTCTGATGGGTGAACGGTCAAACATTTTGAATCCGTTCGGAACATCAGTTTTGATGAACCAAGCATCAGTATCCGTCAGATAATGATTAACTGTATAGCCTTCAGGGACCATGCCCATATTGCGTATAGCGTTAATGTCATTATCAGCCGTACTTACTCTACCTGGTGATTCCAATATTCTATCAGTAACGAATTGTAGCTCTTTAGGAATAATTAACTTATTTCCTTGAAGTGCTACTTTTAGTCCACGCTCATCAGTAAATGCCGCTATGTCAATCAATGCTTGTTCCAACGAAGTTTCGCTCAGGTCAGCAGATGTTGAAAGTTCATTACGCAAGTTAGGACCGCCCACAGTTGGGTGGTCAGTTGCACAAAGTTCTTTCGTATCACCGCCTGGGTAACTTGAATTGAACGCACGATTTAACACAGAAGCACCTTTGATTTGCTTGGTATTCGCCATACTTCTTGCAAGCGCTCTTGTATATCTTGCCGATAATCTATCGTACAAGTTATCTTCGACCGCTTCTTCTGTAATACTGAATGCCAGCGCAACAGTTTCATGTGTGTAACGTGACGTGAAAGCCTCTTGGGCTTGGTCAAACGCTACGCCTGCTCCTTCCGACTTAACCGGTGCGGTATCAAAGCCTGTAAGCATTACTTCTTCCTCAAAAGCACGATCACTTGATTCGGTTTCAAAAATTTCTTCTGATTCCCTATCATATCTATCGTACTCAAGGCCGAATAATGCGTTCAAACCTGGAAGTAATTCTTTGACTAATTGGGCTCTAGTAATTGCCATTTATATTACTCCTTATGTACCAGCAACTCCACCGCGCATGTAATGCTCATTAATTAAAACAATTAAGTTTGCATTATCGGCAGTGAGATCACCGTTTGAGTCATCTTGGACCACACTCACAATTTTAAGCTGAAGTGCTAATGTAGTGTTAATGGTACTAGAGTCTAGTTCGCGAGTAGCGACGCCAGTAGTTGTACTACCACCTATCCCGTCAGTATCAGCATTTCTGCCTATACATGTCTGGGCCGAAGCACCATCCGCTTGCACAATAAACAATTGATTAGGATCGTCATAGATATAAGCCTCTATGGCTCCACTTCCAAGTGCCGTTGTGCTGGCCGGATAGTAATTCTTAAAGGTAGGAGTTCCGTCAGTAGCAACATAATAACAATGCGAAAACGCACCCACGATATTAGCAGAACTAACTGCTGCCGTGTTGATGTAACCGCTTGCGAATATGGTTATATCACCTTGATAGATGCTTGTGCCATATCCAGAAGGATTAATCAAATATGTGTTAACTATCTGAACGGAAGAACCGGCGCTGTTCCCCTTATAGGGGTTTAAGCCAAAGGCTTTATCTACATTTGCCATTCTTTCTCTCTAATTTCCAAGAATTAAAATCAAGAACCCTTATTCAGATGAACCTTGGGTTCCACCAATTGTTACGCGAGATTGTCTCTCAGGTCTACTGATAGACATTGAAGGGTGACTTCCATCTCTCAACATATCGTTATCGACAGCATCCATTTGATTTTGCGTCTTAGACGCAAAAAACGCATTTCTTTCCTGTACGGTTTCGATAGGAATCCTACATAGAATTAACCCACCAACTCCAATTACTCCTTGAAATTTACCTTGTTCAACTATGGGAGATTCAAAATCTGGGTATTCATCTGCTCTCACAGGAACCCAGCCTTCTCTGAGTCGAGCCATGACGTTCTTACGATCGTCTTGTCCTCGAACTTCCAGTCTCACCCACCGATGAACATGTCCTTCAGGAGGTTTTGGTGCATCCAATGCGGATGGTGGTGCCCATGGTTTTCTCGCTACTTTCTTTTCGCGAGTTTGGGCTTCGCGTGGTTCACGACTTTCGTCAATGTTTTTATTTTTAGTTGTCATTGTTGCTCCACGTTATTCAACATATTTCGCGTACTCTTCTAAAGGCACACCCAATTTTTTTGCTATTGCAACCTGTGATGGCGTGAGTCTCACAGTTTTGCGCCCAGACCTAGCACTCCGTTTAGCAGGTGCAACCGCTTGAGCGGGCCGATTCGCTTGAGTATTACCATCAAATTTATGAGGGAATTCCGTACGAATTCGTTTATTAACTTCATCATAGTACTCATTACTAGTGGCGTCAAACCCTTCGTTGAGTAAATCTTGATGAATTACGAAAGAAGTCATGGTCATAGCCCTATCGTTTCCGAACCAAGGATTCTCCTCTGCCCAATCTTGAGCTTTAGGATCTGGGTCCGGATAGGATGGTTGGGACTGTGGCACACTTTCTTGCGTAAATTGTTGTGGTGACTGTACTTGTCCTTGACGGACATTACGCTCTTGATTTAAAGCCTGCACACGTTGGGCCTCTACTGCAAGAGCAGCCAGTTTTTGCTGTGCGTTTGTTTGTGCATCGACATCAGATTCTTCGTTTGCTTTTTTTAATACATTTTTCGTTGCTTCGGTTTCGGCAGTAATTCTATGAGCTTCTGAAATAATATAATTACCATCCATATTTTGTTTCGCTTGTTGCAAAGTTTGATTTTCGCTATATACGTTCCTGGCATATTCAGTTGCTGTTGTTTCTCTTCGTTCTGCTTCTCTAAGTTTTGCAGTTAGCTTATCAATACGTTTCTTTACGTTCTTGCCATATTCTTCGTGTTCGTCAGTTTTTTCTATTTCTTCGATTTCTTCGATTTCTACTTCCGGTATTGCTTCCGCAGCCCCTTTGTCACCTAATATAGGTTTGTCCGGTTGCTTGGGTTCAATAGGAAGTACAGGATCTTCGTCAATATCAACGTCCACTTCAGGACCGGTATCATCTAAAGGTACGGGTTCTTCACCAGCGTTGAGATATAATTTATGCTTTGGCATGGTTCTTCTCCATGATTAAAATTGATGCAGAATTGCTTCTGGGTCTGGTACTGTAGCAATGATTTCATCATCGTTCAGTAGTTTTATTTCTCCGCCTTCTATGTGTATACGGGAACCGGCGTATCTTCCGATCAATACCCAGTCTCCCGGTTTACACCAAGGTCCGCTAGAAAATCTTTCTCCTTCGTAGGCTTGTGGTCCTACTTTCAATACATAACCAAGGACGGTTCCGATCTGTTGCCGTTCCACCGTTTCACTGGTGAGCAGTATGCCGGCGTCGGTTTGTCCTTGGCCTCGGTAAGGTAAAATCATTATGCGCCATCCGGTTGGAGCCGGTAATTGTTCCAACAGTTTAGAGTCGAGTTTATCTGGATTTAAAGTACCAGCGTCCCCCTTCTTTTTGCCACTATCATATACTTTCTCTAAAGCGGCTTTATTTTTCTCCGTTTTTTTCCATTCTTTTTCCAGGGCTAGTGTGGTTGGGTTAATCATCAATTATGTCCTGATTTTTTAATAATATCCGTATTTCTTCACGGACATAATTCAACGCTTCCACGTGTCCCACCAAATTACGATAGTGTTCCCAATCCTTGACTTCGCCATTGGTCATCATTTCCTGGATTTGCTGTTCTTTTTTCTCTATAGCGCGCGTTACAGCCGTCGCGAATTGTATTAAATCTATGTCATCGTCCCCATGTATTTGAAGGTTGTGTTTGTTGTTCCATTGGTTCTAACCATGAAGCCAAAGCTTGTGCTGGTGCTGCTGGTGCTTGCCATGGCTGTAAAGTTGGCGGTTGCCAAGGATCAGGGATTGGAATAGTGGTTATACCACCAAGATCCGGTACGCCGGCAGGACCATAAGGATCTGATTGATATTGTCCGCTCACATAGGGATTATAACCAATTGAGGGACCCGTCAACGTATATTTCTGCCAATCAGGTGGCTCTCCTGTAACCGGAGGCTCTCCTGTAACGGGTGGTTCGTCTGTAACGGGTGGTTCGTCTGTAACGGGTGGTTCGTCTGTAACGGGTGGTTCTCCTGTAACGGGTGGTTCGCCTGTAACGGGAGGTGTGTCACCCGTAGGTGTTACTTCAACCCATTGTCCTTGAACAAAGGTCCAAGTCACATTATTTGCATCTATATGCACCATACCTTCAAAAGGACTATCGGGGAATCCTCCGGTTGTGGTACCACCAGTTGTGTCACCTGTAGGTCCTACTTCCCTCCATTCTCCTAGGACAGAGATCCAAGTCACACCATTTGCATCTGTATATATCTGACCTTCAAAAAGAATATCAGGGAATCCTCCTGTTGTTGTGGTCGTATCACCCACACCGGTTGTTGTGGTCATATCACCAACGGCACCTGTAGTATCA